GAATACCGGAACAAAATAAAGTAGAAAAAATAGAATCTAACTGAAGGGAGGTATGAAAATAAATAATGCCAGATTTAGTACAAGAACAATATAATAAATTTTCATTTCTCCCTCAAGTTTCTTATAACTTAATAGATTATTTACTAAATAATAATGATCTTATTTGGAAACTTCTTAAATATAATGATGCTGATGCATGGCGAACTGATTCTACACATCCAAATCTTACCAATTCTGAAAAAGGGGCATTGATTTATGATGGACTTAAGAATCAAATAGATTGTCGAGTATTTCTAGATTATGGACAAGATGAAAGTATGCAAGATCAAATTTGTTTGCTTAGAACTTCTGTTGTTGATGCTATTCCATCTAATTATATATGGGGACATTTAACTTTTGGATGGGAAGTGTTTTCTCATTTTAAAATTAATACTTTATCAAATTATCAAACTAGAACACACATGATTGGTCAACAATTGATAGAAACTTTTAATGGCAAAGATTTGGGGAATGGTATTGGAAGAATTTATTTTGATTCTTCTAGAAATTCCAGATCAAGAATGACAATAATAGGCAATGCCCCATTTAAAGGGGTAGCACTTTTCATGTGTAATTATGCATTATAGAATAGGACAATTTACCTATGAATGATTTAATAAAATATTTTTATAATCCGAAGAATGATATTTTTGGATTTCCTCAAATATATCGAAATATAAAGTTCTATCCTTTGAAAATTCTTGATACTGAATATTTGGATTTATTTTATAAAATTTTTCAATATCCAAAAAACTATATTCCAGAAAAAGAAATAATTAAAATGAGTTATTTAAAATTTCTTGTTCGGGTTATTCAGGCTACAATTGATCCTCAGGGGGAACAAGTTCGGGAAAGAATAGTAAAATTTTTAAAATATATAACCAAAAAAGAAAATATAATTATTTATTTTACTTTTCCAGATCAGGTTGATATTTCTAATTTTGAAGAACTTTTGGAAAATGTTTTGATAAATATAGCAATAGATAATCAAGTTTTTACAGAACAAGATTTTGATGTAATTCGAGAAATTATTTTAGTTCAAAATGGCTTAAGCACAGAATATATAGAGTCTTATAATCCAGAATTAGAAAAATATCTTGAATTTGAGAATAGACAAACAGGGGATATTACTTTTGAGGATGAAATTTGGATATTTTGTTCATTGCTTAATAAAACAATAAAGGAAATTGAATCGTATACTCTTTATCAATTTAAAAAGCAATTGGAAAGACTTTTACTTATTCATAACTATAATTTATATAAACCTTTGGAAGTATCTGGTCAAATATCATCTAAAGATGGTAGAGAAATTGTAAAGAATTTTATGATTCATTTCAAAGAGTCGGAAGGTAGGTATGATAGCATACTTATCAAACAAGAGTCATACGTAGAAGATAATCCAAGTTTATTTAATTCCGACTTTAAATTGGAACAAACTAATATATAGAAAAGGAGATAAAACAAAACTATGGGAAATAAATTTCTTGTTAGTGTTGCTAACGCCGTTTTGCGTGATCCAAATACATTAGCGGCAATAGCTTTAGGTAAGACTAATATTACTTCTAGTTTGACTCTAGCAATGGCGGCAACAGAAGTAAGAGGTGGTATCAATAACCCACTATTATATTCGTATTATCATGATAGAAAAGCTGATTTTAAAATTGAAGAAGTTACTTTTGATAAAAATATTTTGGCTTTGAATCTTGGTTCTACAATTGTTAATGGTGCTTATACGGTGGTATATAATGAAGGTTTAGTTCTTTCAGGTGGTAGTGCTGTTGTAACTAAAACTCCACTTGGTAATGTTACCGTATTCTTGCCAAATGACACCGTACAAACCGTAACTCCGACTTCGGGTAGCATTACTGTTTCTGGTGGTGGTAATCAAAAAGTTCAAGCAGTTTATACTTATACCGCAACTGCCGATCAAATTGTTGCTACTTCTACGACTCCTCCAACTTTGGTTGATTTGACCTTGATTGCTGAAGTTCGTGATGAAACAGGAGTAATTACAGATTATTTACAAATTAACGTTCCTCGTTATCAAATTTCAGGTAACTATACTCTTGCTTTAGCTGCAAATGGTGTAAGTCAACAGGCTTTGGATGGTACTGCTTTGGTTACTACATCTACGGATGCTTCAGCGGATTATTATTTCAAGGCTACTTGGATTCCTCAAACTGCTGCTTCAATTCCTGTTTCTTCGATTGCGGCTACTCCTACTGTTACTACTTTCTCTGTTGCTGGTGGAAAGCCCCAGTCAAAGCAAGTTAATATGCTTGGAATTCGTGGAGGGCTTTTTGCCAATGCAAATATTACTCTGTCCTGCTCTTATGTTAGAAGTTCAGGATGTGTTACGATTTCGGCAGGAAGCAATACAGGATTGGTCACGGCTGGTTCAAGTTTCTTAGCTGGCGAGTCGGCTGTATTTACAGCAACCTATTATGATACGGTTTCGGGATCACTTACAGATACATTTAATGTAACCTGTACAGCATAATTAACTCTTGACAAAATAATAAAAGTATGGTAAAATAAAATTGAGGGGATAGGTAAAATTCATGACTTTACTGAAAACCGATTCTCTGACGGTTTCCCCTCAATAATATTTCAGAGAATAAAAGGGAATCAGAGAAAAAATGAAAAGAAAAGGCGGGGTTTATCGAATAAAAAATATAATAACTGATGATTTTTATATTGGTCAATCAGTAGATTTAAAAAGAAGAAAAAGAAGGCATTTCTTTGAATTTAGAAGTAATAAACATCATAATTTACATATGCAAAGAGCATTTAATAAATATGGTGAGGATAATTTTAAATTTGAAATTTTATTATATTGTGAACCATTTGAACTTACATGGTATGAACAAGGGCTAGTTAATAGATTAAATCCTTCTTATAATATATTTATTGAATGTATAAATACTTTTAAAGGAATTGGACTTACTGAGGAACATAAAAGAAAAATTTCTGAAACACATAAAGGAATGAAACATACAGAAGAAACAAAGAAAAAAATATCTGATTTTAAAAAAGGTATACCGTCTACATTTTTAGGTAAACATTTTTCTGAAGAAAGCAAGAAAAAAATATCTAAGGCTAACACAGGAAAGATAAGATCAGAAAAAACTAAACAACAAATATCCAAATCTTTAAAAGGAAGAATGTTTTCAAAAGAACATATAAGTAAATTGACTATTGCTAATAGAAATAAAGCTTTGTCTAAAGAAGAAAATAAAAAATTATCTTATAGTCGTCAAGGGAAAAAATCTATTGAAAATTCTTCAAGTATATATGTTGGAGTTTATTTTGATAAAAATAAAAATAAATGGTTATCTAATATAACTTGTGATAAAAAACAATTTTATCTCGGAAGTTTTAAATATGAACTCGAAGCCGCCTTAGCCTATAATGAAGCGGCTTTAGAATTATTTGGTTACAAAGCCAAACTTAACAATATCTCTCAATCAGAGATAGATAACTTATGGAATTTAGAAATATAAAATTTAAAAATGAGGATAAAATGACTGAGGATAATAATACAAAACTGAATATAGAATTCTCTCCAATAAAAAATGAAACTTTTTTATTTGGAGAACAATTAATTTCTATGAGAACCTATCTTACTCCCAATGAAAAAACAGCAATTGCAATAGAATATCTCGATAATTTAAGTGGAGGTAATCCGATACATTTTTCTAGCAGTTTGGCAAAAAGCTATTTTGTTGCGGAATATACTTTAATGCTTAATATTTTAGTTACTCTCACTAATATCGAAATTGAAGGTTTAGATATTGGATTATTATTGAATAGTGATTTATGGCAAACGGTAAAAGATAAAATTAAAGGCTATGATCAATTTCGTAGGGATTTGGATAAAATAGTAAATTTTCAACAAACTCAAAATTCTATTGATCAATCGGTTGGAAACGTATTAGATCAGGCATTACAGAAAATTTTAGAGGCGGTTAATAAACTTTCTGAATTAGA